TTCAGAGTAAGCGATATTTGTATCAAGATTTTCAGCTATGTATTCAGCATACTTAATACTACTATCAAGATTTTCAGCAATATATTCAGAATAAGAGATATTTCTATCTAAGTTTTCAGCTAGATATTCGGAATAGGAGATATTTCTATCTACATTTTCAGCTAGATATTCAGAATAAGAGATATTTCTATCTAAGTTTTCAGCTAAATACTTTGAGTAAGAAATATTTCTATCTACATTCTCAGCAAGATATTCAGAGTAAGAAATATTCTTATCTAGATTTTCAGCTAGATATTCAGAATAGTTAATTGCTTTTTCTAGATTTTCGGCTAGATAGTCATTATGAGAAATAATTTTCTCAGTTCTTGTTTTCAGGTCTTTGTTTTCATTAACAACGACTTGAATTTTCTCAGCGAGATAATCTAAATATTTAACTACTTGACCGTTAGTCTTATTAAGTTCATCATAATACTCAATAAGTTTTTCAACTTTTCTCGGTTCAACACTACCTTTGGTGATAGCTGTTTTTACCTGTTGTTTTGTTGAAGCGATCTCATTAATTAAATAATTTGAATAGTCCGTGAGTTGTCTTTTTGTAACAAATTCGTTTTTGTTCATATTAAAAAGTTCATTTATTTTGGACTCGTTGGATACTTCATATATCCTAAAGTTGCTTTTATTATTGAATCCTAAAGATTCATTGATTGAAGTCATCTTAGCTGAAGCAAATCCAGGATCTGCTACAATGTCATAAGTAAATAGTTTTTTGAGTGTTACTGATCCGTCGGACTCAGTAACACCAGCTGCTCTCGAGGAAACAAAGATCGGACAACCATCGTCGACAAGTGATTTAGCCTCTTTACCCCAATAAGTTGATAGTAGTTTAATTCTACCATCTACTCTGTTTTCATCTTTGTGGTATCTAGCTTCTAGAACTAGGTGGGAAGCTCTTGAAAGAGATGTATCAAAAACATCCGGGTGATCAAACTCGCCGTAGACGACACCCATGTTTTCAATTCTTTCATTTAACTCGTTTAGTGCTGGAATAAACTTATTCGCAGTGTAGATTCTTTCGTTACGATTTTTCTTATCGAACTCTGTAAAAATACCACCTAGAACATAATTATTCCCTTTTGATGATGATGCGCTCTCATTTACCCTAAGCGGATTTGCGTTGTTTTCAACAATTAGTATAGGTTTCATGAAGGCTTTTTTTGTTTATATATTATTTAAAAAATCCACTATTAAAGAAGGTGGATTTTTTATATAAACTAAAAAACCTACTTATTTAGAATCCATTTTTTATTACCACAATTCCAAACTCTTATGTATCCAAGTTCTTGTGTTATTTGCTCTTCTGTTTTGTTTGGATCCGCCCCTTTTTTTACAAGTAAGTGTTTTCTGTAGTTAAAGCGGTGCTTTCTAATACCATTTACTACATACCAAAATCCAGGTCTTGAATCTCCCAAATAATCAAAACCTAAAGTTTCATATAGATCCCCTTGTGAGATCATATTATCTGAGTAGGTTTGTATTTGTAGCCAAGAATAATTATTTTTAAAATGTTTTAATAATTTTGAGGCACTTCCCGGGCAACTGGTATAATTTCTATTACAAAATCTAGTCAATTCCCATATGCCTTCGCCACCTTTTCTAGAAATAGGTAATCTTATTTTAGAAAAACACATAAGTGATATTAATTCTGATTCGTAGTACAATCCCAACCTTACCGAAGATTTACAATCTCCTTGTAGATGATTATCCTCTAGGAACTTTTTTGATTCTAGATAGGTCGCTTCCTTTATTTCACATTTTCTAGCCCAAATACGAAAAGTTGGTCTTTTTAACTTATTTATTATAAAAGATTTAACAATATCCTCTTTAGTCAGATAATCATCTTCCCAAATTGTGTAGAGTTTTATTCCTAGTTCTTCACACACTTTCATTTTTTCTAGATGGTAATCTTTTGCTTTAAATCTAGATGAATGCCAAAAAACTCCATTAAATTCGAATGCAATTTTAAGATCTGGTATATAAAAATCAAGCTCTTTAGGATATATTACTGATTTATCATTCATAAGAACTTCGCCATCAAAATTTTCCTGAAATATTTTTAATAATTCTTCCTGTTTCAATGAACTAGTCTCACCTATAGGATGACATATAGTACATAGTGGTGTTGAGTTTTTAATTCTTGTGTAAAACTGATAGGTTAAGATGTTGAAATTATTTGAACATTTCTTACATTGAAAATTCAAATTGGTTGTATCTGTATCCCTATCAAATCCTAGAAATGTATAGTCTGATGGATTTATTTTTTCTTCAATTCTATCCTTATAGTTTTTGTAAAACTCGGTGATTGTTTTTCTATGAACTTCAGGGTTAGACCATGGATGTTCTGTGCCCCATCTCTGTAGAGAACTTTTCTTGAAAGATTCCTTCCAAACATCAATATTTTCCCTGAAACTTTTAACTCTCTTTTGTAATATATCTTTATTCTTTGATGGATTATCAACATTCCAGTTTTTGATGAGCGTTTCTTTTGATTTATTTTTTATAATATCATCAGACATAGGTGAGTTCCCACCCCATTTGCTTTGATTGGTTTTTATTATTTTATTACGAATGGTGGGTGATTCACTTGGTGTTTTAGTTCCCCACTTTTCAAGTGATTTAGTTTTTTTTAGATCTTTTATGTCCGGATCAGATGAAATGCATTTTGTTGAACAATAAGAAATGTAACCCAAAGTTGAATTTTTGTATTTGGTGTGATTTTGACAGCCATCTCTTTTACATGTTGGACGAATAGAAATCCGATGATATGATAAATAAACCTTTTCTTTGAATGGTAAATCATTTAACTCATTTTCTTTGCAGAAATTTAGAATATCTAAATAATGTTCTGGATAGTGATATCTAACATAGGATTCTTTTGACATTTTTCCTGAAACATCATATTTCAATAGTTTATCAAAATCCTCTAACATACCTTTCTACATATATATAAAATATTCCAAAAGTTTTCTGCATAAAAAAACCAGACACACAGGTCTGGTTTTTTTTGTGGAATATTTTTTAGTAAGTTGAGATAAATCCACCACTTTGTATCGCGCCAGTTCTTAGGATTGTTACATTATTTACTATAACACCCATAGCCTTAATCGGTTCTACATACGTATCCAATACACCAATCTGATTATCGATAATATCAGGTGTGTTGTTCTCTTCATCACATTTGTTGAAGTAGTTGTACAATCCAGATCTGTTAACATATGTTTCACAGATTACATCAGCTCTAAGTTTAATTTCAGCTCTGATTTCTGGTGTGTTAAACTTCCACTGGAAGTCGAGTAACATATCAGCTAGTTCTCTCTCTAGTTCAATGAGAACTTCTCTAACGTGGATATAAGATAGAGCAGATACAAACTGAGTCTGTGCTGTATTCTCTGTTTCAATAACAAATCCTCTGTTTCTCTTGAACACGATTGGATTCATTTTAGCCCCGTTTAGGTTCTCAATATCCGTTTGTGAGAAGTCCATTTCAAGGTTGTTTATTCCTAAAACTCTACCATTAGTAACACCAGCGACAACAGTCCAAGGACTGATTGTTGAGTTTGTTGTTACAATTTTACGTAGATATGAACCTGCTACATACATAGCTGGTGGAACATCTATTATTCGCCCATTATCACTTATTGTAACATAAGGTGCGAAATAACCAACAGCAGATACACCCTTCCCTTGACCAAAAGAGTATAAGAAAGCAGCGGATGTATCGGGATCACCACCCTCTGCTATGAAACTAGTCTGAAGAACATTTTCGCTATCTACAAAACTTGGTGATACAGAATTTCTGAAGCTTCTCATCGAAGGCATATTTATGAAACCAAATGCGTCGAGTCTTTCACCACAAATATCAACCAGTTGTTGTTTTGAGTTCTCAATCAGACCAAGTCCAAAAGAGTCGACAACATATCTTAAGTCGAGAGCTTCTTTATTTGTAAGAGCTCTGAAAAGTGGTGTTCCTTTAGCTACCAGATTTAGAATCTGGTTTTGACGAGTTTCTGTTCCATCCGGCATAGATGCTTCTCTTATATTGAAACCTTCAAATGCCAGACCTTTGTAAGTTGTCACATAACTCTCAATTGGACTATATCTTTTAGTAATATAATCACCATTAACTGTGATCTTCTTGATAGCTGAATCACAAGTAAGTTCTGTAAGTGCTGTATTACCTGACCATCTTCTCTTTGTAAGGATTCGGGTAAGTTTCCTTGGCACTTCACCAGTTGCTAGAGAAGCAGTTGAGTAGTCTGCTTCAAGAAAATCACCGATTTTTATTTCTGGATATCTTGTAGAATCTACTAGTATTTTGTTAGTATTATCTGTCCAGCCTGTTGGAACTAAGATATCTACAGTTTGATCGAAGTTTCCTCTTTTTGAATATGGGAAGAAATTTGTGTTGTAATCTAAGTTTACTAAAGGTTGAGAGCCGGCTAATGTTTCATCTGAAAATTTACATACAAGATTTTCATTTGAACTTGTATCAGAAGTATACATTTTAAGGTAATGTTTAGTGCTAGCATCCCAAATATAATTTGCAACACCTGTCTCGTCGGTAACTACTTTGTTTAATACCCAATATGATCCACTTGCGGAAATAATTTCATATACACTTGTATTGAGTGTGGAATCTGGTAAGACGAAAGAAAAACCTGCTGCTATTTCTGCTGGAATACTCGCAGTAGGTGAAAATAATATCAAATCAAGATCAGAGTTTATAAACTGGTAGCTGATAGTTTCCGATAGTATATTAGGATGGAAGTAATCACCAGTGTTTATATTTCCATCGTAGTAGTTTCTGTAAAAAGTTGACCATTCACCAACAGAACCCGTGGCTGAATTGGCTACTGCTGTCTTTGTTTCGAATCCATTTTCACCAAGTATCAACTCATTATCTACTCTGTAGAGTATAAGAACACCAGACTTCATCAAAGTAGTCACAGCTTGTGGTAAAACAAGTTGGAAAGATTTATTCTGTGTTTGTGTATTAACTACATTTTGAACTTCGGTGTTTTTTAAACTTAGTTTATCAAAAGCCGTGTTCAAAACAATAGATCCCTTGTATTTATCAGTTGATTGTAAAAAAGATGTTAGAGAATTGAATGTTTTAATTCTTCTATAATTTTCATAATCAGATGTAGGTATTGTTCCAGTAGTTGATGGGAATAATACGTTCAATGTTTTAAGATCTGAACCAGTTGCTGTAATATAGTAATCTGATGAAGATCCATGCACAAGTTCTTTGTATCCTGAATGGCCTACAGTAACATTCGAATAAGTAACGCTACTAAATGATCCAGAAACTATATCGTAAGTTGTAAAACCTAAAACAATATCTGTAGCAGCAACCGTTGGATTTGTAGAACCTCTAAGTGTTTTAAATTCACCACTTGAGTTTAGGAAAAACACTTGAGAATAAGTTCCATCAGAAAGTGTTCCACTACTAACAGTAAAGGTAAAACTATCAGTTAATGATATAGTTGATGAACCAATAACCACAAAAGAATCTACACCAACTGTATATTCAAAATTGAAACTTGTGTCACCCATTAGGCTAAAAGACGATGTATATCCACTTATTGTTCCGGCCACAAGATCATATACATATCCATCACCATAGAAAGCTGTTCTTTCTTCTCTAGTTGGAGCATCTCTAAAATCACCAGAAAAAGTACCAGCTAGTCCGATTACATTACCGGGTGAGTCTAAATATTTCTCTGAGTATGAAAGTTTTTCAATAAGTGTTTCTTTGTAAGATAGGAATTCTACAGAAGTGGCTGATGTTCCAACTAAATTAGCACCAATCAAATCTATGCAACCAGTTGGAAAATCTGTTTCGTATTGGTCATTATCAAAAGTACAAAATAAACCAGTTCTATCTGTATCGTTATTGATGATTGTCTCAACAAATATATTTCTACCGTTAGCATCTCTGAAGTAAGGAACAAGTGATAAACCTTCATAATAAGCTAGAAGATTTATGTTTCTGTCGTTGGCAAAATTTCTAAGCTCGCTCTTTTTGATACCTTCTGTGGTAAAGTAGTTTGACCATCTTGGATCAGATGTAAGTTCGATGTAATTTGTCCAATCACCACCTATAACAATAACATCAATCATATAGTCTGATGCATAATCTTGCATATTTAGGGATCTTGGCATGTTTTCTACAGTTCCATACCACTCAATCATCGTTCTATCAAAGCCAGTCAGTGAAGATTTTACAACAAAAACAGTAATAACTCTATCAGAGAAATTTGTGAATGAAAGAATTTGTTTTGTATAGTCTGCTTGATTTTGTTTGGTATATGAGCCAAATGATTGCTCATCCCGCTTCCAAAAACCAGTAGTATCAAAAAATCTCCTGTAAGGAGCAGTTCTTTTAACTAGATTAGTATTGTTTGTTGAAGTAGAAAGGCTTCTATATCTTAGTAAATCTTGGGTATCAGAAGTAGATAAAAGATTGACCGCCGTTACTGGTGTTTGTTCAAGTAACTTGCTAATAGTCCTGTGAAAAAAAGATCCTTTTCTTTCTAGATTTCTATCTAATGGGCCAAAAATCCTTTCTAGATCAGAAGTATTCTGAATAAGAACTGCTGTGTTTACAGGACCTTTCCTAGAAAATCCAACTACTAGAGTACTGAATGTATCTATGATAGTAGGTGAATCGATTATTGACCTATCAATTTCTTCTAAAAAGACACCTGGTCTTTTGTATTTTCCAATTTGAATTGCCATATTTGTTTATTTATTTTGATACTATATATATTTATTTAAAAGTGATTTTTTTCACTTTTTTATGAAAGTAGTGTGAAATACTCCTTGAAGTGCTTAAGACGATCTGCAAGACCGATAGTTCCACCATTTACTCTTTTTGTAACAGCTGTTACTGTAGCTTCATCACTACCTTTATCACAAATAGCCCATAGTTTATTAGAATCAAAAAAGAAAGCAGCTGATGCTAGTGGATATTTACTAGCTACTAGATCTGGGTTACCAACTGTATCTTCACCGATAAACTTTGCGAAGTTTGTATAGTTTGATTTACCGGTTAATTGAATATAACCACGTCCTCTGAATTTGTAACCCTCTTTTGTAGATTCGTCACCGTTACCCATACGACCACCATATACTTTTGAAGCTATCTTTTCTGGATTTTTAGCGTAAGAATCAGCAGTAGCCCCAGGGAAATATTTTGGAAATATCTTTTTTAGACCATCTGCAGAATAGTTCAGGTTTTCCTGAATATGCTTAAATCCACCAGATTCGTGTCCACATTGTGCTAGAAAATGAGCTAGTCGAAGTGGTGTGGTAATGTTGAATTTTTTTGATGTATCCGGAATTTGAGCGATCACAGCATCTGGAATATGCCCTTTTAGTTTTTCAAGTTTGAAATTTGAATCTGTTGGAAATACTACATCTTCTTTGATTGGTTTTGCAGCGGCTGGTGCAGTAGATGTAGCTACCGCGGGAAACATCTTAGCCCATGTGCCATCACCTACAATACCATCAGCAGTTAAGCCATTGGCTGCTTGCCATTCTTTCACTTTCTTTTCAGTTCCAGGACCGAACACACCATCAGCGGTCAATCCCAATTTTTGTTGAAGTTTTTTTACTTCTTCTCCTTTTGAATTTAATTTAATTACCATAGTTTTTTATTTTTTTTCTAGTATATATAAAATCAAAAATCATTTATTTTTCATAGCATTCTCAAGTGATTGACGAAGAGCAGAGGAAAATTCTGTTCTCTCGAAAGGTAGTTTTTCATCTTGAAGTTGCAGAATAGTAGAACTCACAGAGGTTTTATTTGATCCTTCTCCGATGAATTCCTTTCCATCAATAATAACTTTTGTTTTTACTATTGTTTTCTTTTGTTTGAACTCAAAAGGTCCAACTCTAATACCTTTTGTGGGAGCTTCGATTGAAAGTATCTCTACGTTAATAGCCCTTCCACTATCACACAAGGTATATTTATCGTTAGCAAGTTCAGTAACGATTTGTTTTGCACCATAAGTTAGTTTTGTATCTTGAACACCGTTCATATGAGCCAGTGTAATAACACTAGCTATGAAATAACAAATTATTGTATCCATTTTATTTTCTAGATTTTATCTTGAAAAGTTAATTTCAAGTAATTTATATATCTAAAAAATTAATCCCGAATTTTAGAAGCAGTAGTTGTAGTCCTGTGTTTACCTTTAGAAACTATCCAGAGTTGCGAAGTATTCTCGAAAGTTCTCGTACTACTTCTTGGTTTTGTAAGGTAATAATTTGTTGTTGAGGAGTTTTGTTCTATATCTAATTTTTCTGTATTTGAAAAAACTGAATTTTCATTAACTACTAAACCACTAGAAAAGCTAGACCAACAAGATCGAATATCAAAATAATTGATTGTAGAATCTGAGTTGAAATCACAGCTGTAAAAATCCCAACTTCTTGCTTCTGATAGAAAAGTTTTGATGAAGATTAGGTAATTCAAATCACCTTCAGATATAGTGTTTGTATAATTAGATGCGTCAACCGTAACTCGGTAGGTATAATTTTGTGGATTAGAAAAAGAACTTACACCTTGAGAGTTTGTAGTAGTAGTTCCTTGTGAAGTCCAAGTTGAACTTTGAACAAAAGGTGTGAAAACAACAGATGAGTTTGAAGTTCCACTCCAATTAACACCATTTCTACCAGAGGTGGTGATTATTTGTGAGCTATTGCTATTGGATATACCTTGAAGAGAAGCTAAAGAAGAGCATCCGGGATGCGAAAGAACATTTATTCTTATTGTATTGGATGTTTCTGATAGTATAATCTGAAAATCAGTAAAGAGTGTAGTGTTAGTTCTGCAGTTGTAGTAACCTATATGATAACTTACTATAAATCTTCTATCGGGTGAGGATCCCAAGGTCTGGTATCTTACAAAATAACTAGATATTGGAAATAGATCCATGGCGTTTGCATGAATACCATTAGGTACTACATTGTTTGGAGAACCCCCCACAATATTACCACCCGTATTGGTAAATGATATCCATCCGTTTGAGGAAATATTTACTGTTGTAAAATTAGTTCCCCAGTAGTTGAAACTGAATCCGATCGGGAGGTTTGTTATTGTTTGGTCATCTCCAAGAGTAAGTGAAGTTCCTGATGTTGATTCATATGCATATGCGGCTACACCTTGTGTATATCCAGTTTGACCTGGAACAAAATGTTCAACTGTTACTGGTATACCTTGTGGAATTCTACCATCGATTGTTGAAACATTAATAACTTGGCCATGTATAGCACCGGATATTAAGAGAAAACAGGTAAGGATTCCAAATATTTTCATTTTAATATATATAAACAAAAAAACAAAAGTCCAAAGTATGAAACTTATGAACTACACAAGAGCTAAAGACTTTTGTGTTTCTACGGCACACGCATAATCCAATGATTTACGTTGAGTGACGCTGGGTTGGTTCCTCAACCCGAAATTTTTTATATTTATGGCAGCATTTATGTCGCGATCATGTATTTCACCACAATCCTTACATACCCATTCACGATCTGATAATTTCAGGTCCCTATTCTTCGCACCACAAGAATTACAAGTTTTACTAGATGGTTCAAACCTATCAATTACTTGGAGTTTTTTACCATACCAATCACACTTGTATTCCAACATAGACTTGAGTTTGGACCAACCCATGTCTTGAATAGCTCTTGATAATTTACCATTCTTCATCATATTAGAAGTTCCAAGATCTTCAATACATATTGTATCATAATTATCCACTAGATATTTAGATACTTTATGTAAATAGTCTTCACGTTTATTCCTGATATGCTCATGAATTAATGATACTTTAAGTTTTTGGTTGTTGTAGTGATTTGATCCTTTTTGTTTTCTAGCTAAGGATCGCTGCTCAATCCTTAACCTATTTAATTCGGATTTGAAGAAGTCTTGGTTCTTGAACTTCTTACCATCCGATGTTATAGCAAAATCTTTAATTCCTAGATCCACACCAACACTAGTGTATAATTTAATTGGTTTCTTTTCTGGTTTGGACTCATGTGTATCTACCAATATACTTATATAATATTTATTAGTTGTTGATTTTGAAATAGTTGATGTCTTTATAGTTCCACTAAATTCTCTATGCATATCTATATCCACCAATTTAAGTTTAGGTATGAATACTTTACCTTCCTTTAAATAGACACCTTGTGGTAATTGGAAACTCTGCTTTGAATATTTATTCTTAAACTTTGGAAAACCACCACCTTTGAAGAATCCGATATAAGCACTATCTAGATTTTTCATAGCCATTTGGAGTGATTGACTCGGTGCGTCAATCCAGTCTATATGGTCTTTGAGGTCTTTAATTTGATTATTTAGATCGAAAGCTGATATAGATTTTCTGTGTGATTTCCAAGCATTTATCTTTGTTTCTAATCCTAAATTATAGACAAATCTAACTTGACCAAAGATATTTGATAGTTTAACTATTTGATCGTCAGTTGGTTATATTCTATATTTATAGGATTTTAACATAATTTATATATTAAAAAGTGTATTTTTCCACAAACTTTTTGGTTATTTTTTATAAAAAGTTAAGTCAAATTCATCACAGAAGCTAAAGACTTCTGTGTTGTCTTTGACCGTCAATATAAAACAAGTTCTAGATTGGGATATTTACGAAGAGCCGAAACTTGTTATTGAGTTACCAGAAAGAACATACAAAATAGCCTATAACAAAGCAAAAGATATTTTTTACATTGATAGATACTATCTAGTAAATCAAATTGTAGGAAAAAGAGTAGTTGATAAAAATATTTTAGACGAGTTTAAGGAGTTTTTTTATGGCCAACTTTTTGATATTAATCAAAAGTATGGAGATCAATAGACTAAACTAGATTGATTAGTAAAACCAGGAGAAAGTAGATAAAAATTTGACACCCCTCCCGAAATCGGTGTAAAACTATAGGTTGTTAAAACTCCAGGGATAGAAACTCGTGTGTCTACTGTTCCAGATAAGAGATTATCCCACTGAGTTTCGGTAAAAAGTAAAGTTCTTTTTTGATAGCTAAGACCGTTTATTCTTCTTGATATAGTATAGATATCACCAACACTTATTCTAGTATCACCATTTAGTTCGTATTTGTGAAAGTGAATAGATTTAGTAGGTATCCTACCTAAAACTACACTATCAATACCTAAATAATCACTACTTGTTAAGTTTGATGAAACTGTAGGTATAGTAATTTCAATAGACCATTCATCACTAGCAGTTGTTGGCGAAGAATATGAATATTGACCTAGTGAGTTTGTTGTTTGAGTTGATTGAACTTGCCAACTACCCGGTATAGTTGTTAAAATACCTAGTTCAGAGGTTTGCAGTGTATATGTAGATTGACCAGGTCTTTTCCATACAACTGTTAATCCATCCCCCCCACCATATTCTTGCATCCTTGCTCTGAAGGTATATTGTGTTCCAGCTACTAGATTTATGGTTCCGTAAATAGGACCACTCATACCGTGACCTCCATAATAACTTACAACAAAAGTTCCACCAATGAATAAATCACTTCCATCATCTGAGTTTATTCCAAAAGAATATTGACCAGTAACTTGAGGTATAAAAGTTCCAGAGACTTCAACAGAGTAAAAATCACCGTTGTTTGGTATAGTAGCACCTGCGTTTCTAAGAGTAGTAAAAGTAGTAAAGTTAAGACAAGTTGTTATAGGAAGAGTTCCCGTCCATCTTAGTTGAGTGTTGGAAAATCCAGTATTAAATAATCTATCAAAATCTGATGTAACTGTTGGGTACTGACCATATTGAGAAGTGTTTCCATTTCCAGCATGAGTTGAATAAACCCGAACATTAAGAGTCGAGGATAAGGCCGCTTGTGGAGATCTCTTAGATAATTTAGTAACTATATTTGGTATTGGTGTGCTGCCCTCAGCTCTAATTGTGCCTGAATGAGTGAAATTTTGAGCACCTACACCTAATGTTAGAAGAAGAAATAAAATAGAAAATAAACTCTTCATAATAAAATTTTAGTTCCGGTTAAAACTTGCCAGTTTAAAAAAGATTGATTTAGTTGATAAACACCTGAGAAACTTACAGTCCATTTGAATTTAGAGGTAACTTTCATATCGGTGTTTACCATCGGTATAATCAATAGGCCACTTTGATACCACTGACCGGCATAATAATATGTATAGGGTGAATAAACACCAAGACCTAAAAAGTTTATACCTAAAGAACGACCACCTTTGAAATTTGTAAATCCTCCACCCATAAGTGCCCAGTTTCTGAAATCTTGGTCGCCTAGTTTTCCAAAGGTGTAAGTAGTTCCAGCCATAAGAGTAACTTTATTCATTTTTTGTGCGTTCAGAAGTGATGCTGTTAAAAACCAGTCCTCTTTAAAGTTTGTCATATAGGATGTTGAAAATATTCCCATATAATCCTTTACTTTTAAAGATCCGTAACCTGATAAATTAAAAATATTTTGACCGGTTTGATAGTTAATATTGATACCTTTAATAAAAGTTTGATTAGTGTTCATATGAGTTAGTGAGGTATTGAAACGAAAATTATCGTTACCTGTCTTAGTGATATCTGAGTCGTTTCTTATAACGACGATATCACCAGTAGCTATAAGAGCACCGTTAGCTGCTCGAGAAGAACCTCTTGATGATTTTCCACCACCTGATGATCCAGATCCATCTCCACTACCACTTTCTCCTCCGCTTGATACTTGTTGATTCTGCTCACCTACAGCAGTTACACCACCTCCGGTTTCTGAACTTCCCTGTCCGGTCCCACCACCAGTATTACCACCTGGCCTTTGATTAGATCCACCAGAGCCTGAATTGTTGCCGGGAGATGATGAGCCACCTGAGCCACCTGAGCCACCTGAGCCACCCGAACCACCTGAGCCACCCGAACCACCTGAGCCACCCGAACCACCTGAGCCACCTGAACTACCACTGGTGCTACCTCCTTGTCCTCCAGAACTTGATCCATCACCACTACCACCAGAGCCAGAATTTCCTGATACAGAACCACCTGAATTGTTTGAGTTTTCCGAACCCGAATTATTTTCTCCACCACTACTACCGTCACCACTACCTACTGAACCACTACCTACTGAACCACTACCCATACCACCTATTGAACTTCCAATTGAACTAGCCATAGAAACAACTGAAGTGAGTGATGCTACACTATTCGCAGTAACACTTCCTATAAAGTTTGTAACATTTGTAGCTTCACTCGCCGCTTCTGAAGCACAAGGATTTGCACCTGCTGGCAATGAGTTTCTAATTGAAGTTACCCATTGTTCGTAAGCACCCGCCTCTAATTCAGCATATGTAAAGTTTTTTGCTTGACCAGCAAAAAACATAGTAACTTGTGAACTTTGTGTTGTTAATTGAACGGATTGTTGTCTTCCGTTACAAGGGTTTATATAAGTATAGGTGAAATCCTGAGCTTTTACGCTCAAAATTCCACCTATACAAAGAGTGAATATTAAAGATAATAGAAATTTACCAACCATTTTGCTCTAGACGCTTTACTAGGTTCATTGTAGCAACCTCTAAAGCTTTCTGAGTAGCAATACCAACAGTTGATTGGTCAAATCCCATTTCTGGATTCTTGAAGTAACCCTCACCAAATTGTGTGGATTGACCTTGACCAGAGGCAACGATATATTGTGAATTTTCTACGTTAACTAAACGAATTTGAATACCCATAATAGTTGTGTTGGTTTTCTTTAATTTACCTTTATCGTAGTTTTCACTATATGATACAGAAAAATCATAAATCTCTGCGTAAACGATATATTTTGGTAAGCGGATACCCTCCATTTTTAGTTTAGTTTTACCATCATCTAAACCATCAATCTTCTTTTCCCACGCATCCAACATTTGGTTTACAACAGCATCTTTTTCTTCAGTAAATTCGAAACGATTGGTATAAAGTAGATTTTCTACAATACGGTTAGATACACCAAGACCTAGTCTTTTTTCCCTTAGTTCAGGAAAAGTTTCCCAGAGTTCTTTGTTGACATTCAGTTTTGAAAGCTGTACGGTTTGTTTTTTACCCGTATAGGTTGAGATAGACTCTAATGTTCTATCTGTTTTTTCAAACTCTGCTTGGTATTGAGTAGTTGAAATGCTAGATTTACAACCTGCCAATACTAGAAGACTAAGTGAGAATATTGATAACCACTTTTTCATTCTTCGCCCTCCTGTTCTTGTTGTTTTGCTCTAAGTCTCTTCATCCTTTCGGCTGGAGTTTCTTTCTTTTCTTCAACAGGTGCTGCAGCTGCTGGAGCTGGAGCTGATTGAGCTGGTGCTACCTCTCTGATAGTTTCTTTTTCTCTGATTACAGTAGTTCCACCACCACCCCCTGCGGATGCGTTACTTTGGTTGTTGTTTTCCAAGTTAAGGTTAATGACCGGAGCGGCAGCCGGAGCTGCTTGCTCGGTTTTTTCACCTTCATTGTCATTTCCGCCACCTCCGAAGAGAGTAGTAGAAATCCATACACCACCACCTGTTACTACAGTTGCTAGTGTGCCTACGATGGTTTTTTTCAATCCACCCCAGGAGCTATCGTTTTCGGTTTCTTCTGCCATATTTTTTATTTTTTTTTATTTTTTAATAAACTTATATATTTTTTGTTTCGTGTCTGTAGTTAATCTAACAAAATATAAGCCAGGCTCGAGAGTGTTTGTTTCGATTCTTCTGGTGACGATTTGATCTTGTGCTACGAATTGTGTTTCTCTACTGTGGATTTTTCCAGATAAATCGAAAATTTCTGAAATTAGATTGCCTGGTGCTGTTTGGAAATAATCTACATACATTTCATCAATAACTGGATTTGGATAAATTCTAAATCCGTTGACAAGCTGATCTACAAGATCTCTAGCTCTTCTACCATTAACGATTGTAGCATCAGTAGGTGAAGGAATAATATTTAAATCTTGTGCTTTTTCACTACCAGCCGCTTTGTTAATGATTTGTATAGGAGCTTCTTCCCAGTTATTGTTTAAGATTTCAAATTTGAAGTTAAACATTTGTGTAGGATTGGTGATTAGAGAAGGTGCCATTTTTGATTCGTGACCACCCCATAAGATTTCACCTGATTTAGAAGAGATAAATGAGTTCCAATAACTAGCTTCTGGACCTACAGATACACCTACAAACTTGAAGATTTGAGGATCATATTTAAGACCAATTTGTGATGCTCCTACTTTATTTCCGTGAGTGATAAGTGTAACATTAACATCTACCGTATTATCACCTGAAATAGTAAGTTTTGGAATTCTAAATTGAACTGAATCCTTAATGTTTTGGTAGATCATACCTTGATCAAGAACATAAGATGTTCCAGAATTTCCAGTATTAAGTCTCTGTATTTGGAAAGATACGTTGTTAAGACCTGTTCCAGTAACATCACCAAGAACATATCCAATGTAACTCATAGAACTCATACCATTAAGTAATAGATCAATGAGAGTTGTCCCGATAATTGAACTTTGGAATGTGTTCGGGTTGGTTATTATTTGATCGTATTCTCCTGGTGTATAATACCTTACGTTGTATTCGTTGGCAACAACTGGTGACCATGTCGTTCTACCAGTAGCTAGACGATTGAAGATAAGATAAGCATCTGAAACTGAAATAGAACTACTTCTATTTACGTCAGCTTGTTGAAACTCATAAGATTGAGCCGTGTCAGCGTAGATACTCATATCAGAAAGACGATAAGCATCAGTGATATTAATAGCTGAGTTATCGGATAAAGTATCTAAGTTTGATACTAATTTTACATCGTAGAAAGAAGTATCGTATGGTATTTTGATATCAGCAATACCAATGGCATCGGTAGTGAATCTTTGACCTCTTTGATATGTCTGTGCTGACTTTAACTTGAAGTCATAAGCAAAAGGCATTCCACTCGCTGGTGTGCCATCAACATTCAATACCGAAACCGGTATGGAAATAGTATCCATCTGGAATCTACCACCTAAGTTGTATGTTCCTAGGGTATTATCGATACCACTTGTAGTTGTAGCTATATTGTTGTATGTTGGAATGCCCGTCACTCTTAGTGAGTCTACCGATGAAGGGTTGAAACCAACTGCGTGTGGTAGTAGAACTTCAAACACAGCACCATCTGGCCAATCAAAAACAGCAGATGAACCAGTATAAATAGCAGTTGCGTTAACCCAACCTGGTTGAGAATAATACGAACCGTATTTAGTAATGATTGAAGTAGTAGTAGGTCCCCATTTAACAATAGGCTGTTTAAATGAAGATTGTGGATAGAAAAACCTTACCTGAAAACCAGCATAGTTCGTTAGGGTTGGATTGTGATAGTGAAGATAAACCTTAGTAGTATCTTGAAGAATGCTACCAAGTGTAAACACAGTGTCAATAATGAAGTGTGGTGAAGATGAGTTTGGTGAGATCAAAACTTCATTTCTACCGTTTTGGCCGAACGCGTTGAGCGTGATTAGGGCAAAAAGCCCAACAAGAAACTTTTTCATGGCTATTATTCTTCTGTATTTCCAGATGAGAGAGACACTCCGTCTTCTTCATCCATCTTTTGAACGAGCATTTTATCTCTGTCTTCGTTTGAGAACCAGAAATCAATTACTTTGTTCAAATTACCAACAAAAGCACCTAGAAGGATAAGTAAAAGTTCTTTCCAGGCTTCGGCAATTGTAGCTTTGAATAGTACGGCCATGACTATACCAAAGATTATAAAGAAAAATGTTGATAGAATAATCAGTGTAATCTTCCATCTATTAGACTGCATAGTTTGCAGCATGAAAGTGAACCGTTCGTCCGGCTCAACTTTTTGGTACTCTGTGTTGTAGAGTAGTTTTGTAAGTAGTCCCATAACTTATTTTTTTATTTCTATATATTAAAACAAAAAAACGAGTTTTTAACAAAAAGATAGGTTTTTTACTTGAAATTGTCTATTTGTATTCTAAGATCTGATAGTTTTTTCTTAGAATCTGTAATTAGTTTTTGATGTTTAGTCTCTTCTTCAGATATTTTTCTCTTAAGAAGATTTATTTCACCCTCTTTGGTGGATAGTTGAGTATTCAGAAGTTTTGATTGTTCTTCGAGTTCTTTAGAAAGTTCAGGTTGTGATTTTTCAATTTGTGCTTTTTCTTGACCTTCTTTTTGAGTTTTTACCTTGAAATTTTCTAGATCTTTGACTTTTCTTTTTAGATCCAAAATAGATGAATAGCTAGAAAAAAGAGGATTTATATAGGATATCTCTTGCTGCTGGGTATCTTGAATAAACTTACCAAGTTTCAGACGGTTGACTAAATCTGTCTTATCTAGATAGGTATTATAGATAGTTTCTAATCCCGGTCTTTGAGTATCGTACTGCTTTATCTGGTCTTCTAAGGTATTATAGTGGTTTTTTTTATCTACTAGAGAAACATTTTCACCAGGTTCTATACTATATTTTTCTAGGAATAATCTAAAAGTTTTTAAAATTTTCATTTTCTTAACTCTATTAATCTGGGATCGTTGACCGGACTAGTTTGTAATATAGATTTCATATAATCCATAAATTTAGGTGAGCCTGAAACTGAGGAAACTTGTCTTTCAAATATGGTATCATAGGCTAGTCTGTCGTCAGTTATTACCGGACTTTCATACTTATCTATATTTTTGCTATTATCTCTCAGTCTGGCTGACTTTAGAGTGACCGGCCCAGACTTTGGTGGTTTTTCTCCACCCGGATTTTTTCTACTTGTGTGAGTATCACTAGACAGTGTCACTTTTTGAAAATCTATTGTAGTAATTGGATCTTGGTTGTATTTTACATAAAAAAGACATAATTTATTATCATCTTTCAAAAAATAATATCCATAATAAAGAGTCGGATTAGGATTCAAAGTATCTGTTAAATCGCAATATCTATTGCACGGAGTTATTTTTTTACTGTAGATTTCATTTGCAACTAGAGGTGTTTTGAAAGTGATTTTGACAGGATAAAAATTCAATTCCGATGTGCCTAATGTAGTCCTTATTTTTTTCACCTTTACAGTATCTAACTCACTTAAAAAAACTAATGTTGGATTCGGATTTATGTTAACCAGACTAGATGGATTTGATGCATCTTCAACCTTAGTGAAATCTACTGTATCTCTTTGTATGGAGAAAGCCCAATGACCGGAAAGTTTTGGTGAAGTTATAGTTTGATTCTGAAATTGAAGTGTTTTGAGAGCAGTATCATCATTTTCACTGTTTGATGCTGCGTTTCCTGGTTTATCTGGATTTTTGAGTTCCTCTAGACCGAAATACCTTCTTTTTACATTACTTATTAGTAAAAGTCCATCACCACATTTATTGGGTGTGATGAGGTCTTCTAATAACATGAAAATCGCTGGCCCCATCTGTCTTTCTTTAGTTTGTGCATTTTCATTAACTATTTTATATCGCATAGATTCGTTTGGTTCATTGAACTTATCCTCACTACCCGGATAACTAAAGTTAATATTAGCAAATATTTTTCTAAGTTCTTGATCTTCTAATAACTCACGCATAGCTTTTTGGAATTTCTCATAAACTTTTCTCTGCGCCCAAGGACCAAAATTTGGGATAATAGAAGTCCCACCAGCATCTAGAGGTGTACTAGTAGCGCTCCTTTGAGGGTTATCACCTGTTCCTAACTTTTGGTATTGTTTGAAAGTCTTCATAGAGACCCTACCACCTGGTCGCCCTGATGGGATATACTCAGTTGCAAAAAGTTCATAAGCTGTTGTCAGTAAGTTTAATAGTCTAATGATAGCATCTGAAGCTTTTTTTCTGGTAAGTGTAAATTTACCAGAGCTCAATTCAGATTCTAACTTTTTGAATTCTACTAGATCATCACGAGTCAATTCATATTTAGAAATATCGTTTCTTCCACCGAAGAAACCAGAATAAACCTCCTCTTTCACAGATTCATTATCTTTATCTTTCTTGGGTATACTTCCATGAATAAATAAGTCATTATATAGTTTACCTACACTATCTGTATCAGAACCCTTCTCAACACCATCATCACCATCATCGCCACCATCATCGCCACCATCATCGCCACCATCATCGCCACCATCACCACCACTATCATCATCAACAGGCACAATATCATCTGTGCCTCCAGTATCTACCTTCTTGACTGGACCTTCTATCCATTCACCCTCACTACCAGTCATCTTAGGCCCTTCAACTAGACCAGTCATAAGTTGATTCTTCATATTATATAGGAAAGAAAAGAATTTTTTCAATAATCCATAAATTTCTCCATGTTCTTTTTCATCAAATTTATTTGATCTTTTTAATCCAATGAGATAACTCAATATTGATTGAAAATAGGTTATTAAAACCGATAAATCAGAAATAAAAATTCTTCTCTCTTGATAAATTTTATTTAGTTGTGATTGGCTAGCAACTGTTTCATTGATACCCATTTTTCCTATCTTTTCATAGAAATCTTCACCACCCTTGAACTGTATACCATAAAGTGATTTAATAAAAGTACTTAAAAAAATTCTCAATGATTTAGGATCTGAAACAAATAGCTCATCGATCCAATTTTGACTTGCTGACCACTTAGAAAAAATTTGGCTTTTAATTCCAGAACCAACTAGTTGTGATAGATTTGCGTCACTTGGTTTATACTTACCCAAAAATGCCATAATATTTTTTAACATTCTCAATATGTTATCTAAATTCGTCACTGCATCGGTAAGTAATTCAGGTTTTAGTTCACTCGGTTTGGTTAAGGTCATAGAGTCATTTTTTTCTTGTTCACCTCTTTTATTGACCACTTTTGCTAGTGATCCTGAATTATTACTATCTGCAAATTCAAGAATTAATTTTCTTTTCGCTTCGAAGTCGGAAAACTTTTTAAATATTTTTGATTCATTTTTTACCGAGATCTCATCTCTTAGTGCTGCGTCTGTATCTCTTATAACATCTTTACCCTTCCATTTTTGTTTACGATTAATAGATCTACCACCTATAGGTGTACCACTATTGCATTTTTTCCATCTGAGCCTTCTTAATTCAACAGCAAAATCTGAGTGAATGTTACGTAACTCATCGAGTTCTTGTCTAGTAAGAACATTTTTTAGGTCCTGGTCTCCATCCCTTGCACTAGTTAGATTATCTAGTTCTTGAAAAAAGTCATGCAAAAGTCCACTAGACAACTCTTTTGAGCTCTGAGAAAAGTCTGGAGTAGCGATATCACTAGCATCAGTACCTATAAGATTTGAAATTTTAGTACCAGAGCCACCAGGGCCACCACAATCAACAGAACTTCTAAAAGCAGGAAACTCTGTTGTAAGTGACATATTTCTAATACCAGACACAAAATTCTTAATGCGATAACGATAAAGTTTGACTCTCAAATCTTTATCAAGACTTTCTTTTAAGATTTCATAGATGGTCGCTTTGATTTGTGTATTGACACCCTCTATTTGAACAGCGTCGTAATTGAGTTTAAGTACTCTAATAGTCGAGTTGATAAGTCGACCGAACAAAGATCCACCCCAAGTGACTTCGTTTTGAAAGACTTCGTTTATTTTATTTTGATCTAAAAAAACATCTCTTTTAAGAATATATCGCATAGTAATATTAAATTTATTCTATATATTTATTTTAACATTTCGTTTTTTAGAGCAAACTCATAAATATCTAAAAAATTAACTTCTTTTAGAAACCCACTCCTTACATCCGATAGTGTTTTTGCTCTTTTTGATATTTTAAGTATTTTATCAGACCATTTTTCTGAGAATTTAGATGAAAATTTCCCCCAGTTACCTCGATAATGTTCTGGTTGTCTCCACTCTTTATGACCACCAGTAAGCCAATAAAGTGATTTTACGGGATTTATATTTCTATCAAAAACTATTTTTGTAGACCAAATAGAATCATCTTTTCTTATCTTTGACATCATTATAGCTACTGCTTCACAAAAATCAATTGTGATTTCATTTCCAATTTCAAAGAAAAATTGACCATTAGCCTCTTTTTCAATAAGAACTACTCTATTAGTTCTTAGGTTTTCGTTGCTCTCTAAATTCTTTTTCATATCCGTAAATTATTTTTTTTTAAGTGTTTATTCTCGAACACCACTTATGAACTTGCCATAAAATTGGCCTCCTTCGATAATACCGTTATGAAAAGTTCCCCAGAACTTTCCGCCTTTCAAAATACCATAATACCAGTCACCTGAATAGAAAAATCCATCCCACCATATAAGTGTCCTCTTTTTTATTTCTATTTTGGCCATCTCTATCTCAGAGTCTATAAGCCAGTGAAAACCTTCAGATTTCAGGATTTCATCAATACGATCCTGATCAGTTATTATCGAAGTAGCGAATTTTAATTGTGAGTACCTCATAGATCAGATACTCTATATATAAAAAATAATATATAACTTCAAGATATGAAATCACACTTTTTCGATATAGATTGTTTATTGAAGGTTAATCAAAAAGCCTGGATCGTTGATAAGCTCAATCCAAATAAGCCTATCATGAAAATTTCACCAGAAGACTTCAATTTATTTGAATCTGGTATCTACCAAAAACTCGGTCATAAAATTGATTTTAATGGAAAAAGGTTTTATTTAGACACCGATACCTACAACCGTCTTCGTGTAAAGATAAAAAAATCAGGTGTTAATCTAGGAAACTTAGGTATTTCACTCCAAGAGTTCTTGAATCCTGATATTATTGGTGGGCTTGATTATAAAATAAACTATCAAATATTAGAACCTCTAAAAAACTCAGAAGATGATATCTATATTATACTCTCGAAACAAACTAGATCGTCCTATACAAAAATGCTTGAAAAACTTCAAGATGCCTTTAGAGAGTTTGGTGTAAATGTAAAAAGATATTATTTTGTTACAGAAACTTTTTATTCTCAAAAAAGAGATGAAGTTAAATACGCTAAACTAAAAATATTAGCCCAGCACCTGACCGGTTACAAAATTGAAGAGAATAAATTTATTGATAAAGAAGTAGAAGAATATCGCCAAGTAAATTATTGGGATAACTCTATAGAAACACCAAAATATAGAGGGTATATCAACGATATTATTCGATATTGTTTGAAAAACTCAACGCCAGCTATACAGGAAGTTATCAAAGAAAATCTCATTCAACTACCTTGTAAGTTTATAACACATCAGGTATTTGATAACGGTGTAAATCCAGTAGAAACCCAAGAGGGGCAGGTTGTTCTACAAAAGTTTATTAAAACTTTCGAGTCTTTTAAATAATTTTCTCAAAATCTAAAAAAGGTACATCTGTTTGTCTTGACATTTTCCTAAGATAGGGTCTTATCTTTTTCCAACCTGTTTGTGAATATCCACTAACCAACAGAGTTATCTCCTTTTTCCCAGCCCAATTTAGAATTTCATCTATTATGGTCTTTGCAAAGCCTCTACCTTCAAAACCTAGACGAGTAGATATAAAACTTATCTTCCAAGGGTTTTGATATCTAAAAGAAGCTATTTTTTGTGAAAAATCATAATCTTTAGCAAGATGGGCCACACAAACAGGTGTAGAATTCATTTCGATTACAAAAAAAATTACCGAATTTTCTGGATATAAATATTTATCAATAGAAGTGAAAAACTTAAACTGTCCTGAAAAGCAGTTCCGACTCCAAAAATAATCAGATGCCTCTAAAGAGCCTAGAATCATTCTTTATTTTTTAGATATTTATCAATCATGTCGTTTAGTGAACGGTTATCCATAAGACCCGTTGTAGAACCTGTTGACTCGTCACCACCAGATATTACATCATCTTGAGTAGATATTTCATTCAGTCCAAAATCTTTACGCATATCTTTATAGAATTTCTCAAGCTCAGTTCTTTGAGATTGAGAAAATTTAGTGTTTTCTCTTATCTGTGAAATAGATTGATTAATAACTTCATGCATTCTAGCTGAGTTATCACCATTGTCTACTTGTTTTAGTTGAGTTAAGAAGTTTCTTCTAGCCATGCGTTGTAAAAAAAGAGCTTCTGCGTAGATATTAGCATCTTCTTTTAGTTTATTGATAACATAGGGGTGTTTTCTGATTGATGGATTATCACCTAGGTATAGGTCTACTAAGCTCTCTAAAATCTCTATAGACTGCTCACTAGTTTCATCAATATCTTTATCATAATCATAGATCTGTATAGTTCCAAGATCCGGTAAATCTTCTCTTTTAGCTAAATATTTACCTACTTCAATCTCTTTACTCTCATTTTGTAGGCGTGCAAACTCCTCTTGAAGTTGGGACATTTTTTGCTCTTTTTTATCCATTTACTTAAAAAACCGTTTTTCTATATATATTATTAAAAACATACTGGTTCATATGCCTGCACAAAAAAAAGAAGAAGTCGTAAGACAGATAGTATTCACAACCAAGATGGTTGAGAATGTTACTAAAAGTATCAACGATGGTGTTGTAGTTAAAAGATTTCAAAATCCATGGTTTCAAAATGAAATCGGTGTAAGAAGAAGTGGGATTGTGTTCAACAGAACAGAAGAAGAAGTTCAAGAATACATAAAATGTAAGCTTGATATTAAATATTTCGCCCAAAAATATTGTAAAATAAAAACCGAAGATGGAACGATTACTCACATCCAACTTCGTGATTATCAAAAAGAAATCTTGGATTTATTTTCTAAAAATAGATTTTCTATATTGTGTTCAAGTAGACAGGTAGGAAAAACTGTCAATACCGCAATCACAATATTACACTTTTTACTATTCAATAACGATAAAAACGCGATGATCGTAGCAAACGTCGCGGCTACTACTATTGAAATTGTAGATAAGATCAAATCTATTTATGTTCTACTACCTTTCTTTTTGAAGGCTGGTATAAAAAACTGGAATCAACGAAGTATAGTTTTTGATAATGGATGTAGAATAAAAACCGCAGCTAGATCTAAAACACCAGCTATTGGTTTTACGATTGACCTTCTTTATATGGATGAGTTCGCACATATACCTTCAAATATCATCGAGCCATACTATACGGCTGCTTACCCAACAGTATCTGCTATACAGAACTCAAAAATTATTATTACCTCAACACCAAACGGTATGAATCTTTTCTATAAACTCTTAACTGCAGCCGAAAGACCAGAGGGTGATCCTCTTAAAAACAACTACAAAGCTATGCGAGTTTATTGGTATCAAGTTCCGGGTAGATTTGTAACTTATTACCGATTGAATCCATTTAAGATGAGAGATCTAGGTCTCACTAAAGAGATGGTATTCGAGCTTGCTGAAGAAGAGTTTAAAGATTCTACAAAAGTTTTACTTAAATACAATCCAGATTTTGATAAAGATGTTGTTCATGTGTACAATAATGATATTATAACCGAAGAGGTATCTAAGGGGTTTAGATTTTTAACACCTGGTGGAAAGGAAATTCATATCTCCCAAATAAGTGAAGTTTCAACATGGAAAGAAGAAGCCATTAAAGATATCGGCGGAGAAGATGCCTTCAATCAAGAGTTTGGATTAAGATTTATTAACTCATCAAGATCGCTGCTTTCAGAGAGTATTATAGAGGGTCTCATTAAGGGTAAGAAAAATTACGAGTGGCAAGAGATTGATAAGATGGAGACCTTTCTCAATTTTTCTTATCAAGATCTTAAATGGATAGATGATCCTGATGTTTTTTCTCAAGAAAGAAGAAAGTTAGTTAAAGGTATAATCTCGATTGATATTTCAGAAGGTTTAGGTCAAGATTATTCAGTCATGAATATATTTAAGATTTCACCTAAATCTATGGACACCGTGGAAGCTTTCAGCACAGATTATAAAAACCTTTCTGATTTCTTTTGCTTAGAACAAATCGGGTTATTTAGAAGTAATGTTATATCGGTCAAACAACTAGCTGAACTTTTTTATGTTCTAGCATTTGAGTTTTTCGATCCTGATAATTTTAAGGTAGTTTTAGAAATTAATACCTACGGAAATGAGTTTTTAGCACACTTGCCCCATGTGTTTGACGGTAATAATAACTATGGTAGTAATATATTCTTTCGATATAAACATAAATCTGATGCAGTAGAAGAAAAAGTCGGACTAAAATTAGGTGACAATAAAAATCTTCTAGTTAAAGATTATCAAGATAATATGAACAAGAAAAATATTATCATCAACAACGAAGATAATATACGAGAGATAACTACTTTTGTTAAACACACGACTGCTTTTGGAAACACACGTTATGCGGCTGATATTGGAAATGATGATATTGTTATGACCGTTGTAAACTCTTCATCTGTTTTTCAAAAACATCCCTATAGAGAAATTGTCGAGGATGCCGCACCTACCATCGCGGGAACTGAGCTCTATAAACATTTTCAATCTATTTTAGGTAATCAAGTTGATGAAAACTCAATCAACTACTCTTCAATTATTAAAGAGCAGAGGCATAGAAAGGATAGACTAAAAAAGATTCTAGGTTACGAAAAAAGTCCTTGGGCTAGAGATTAAACTACTTCAATAGTAACGGATAAACCATTAAGTTTTAGAGCTTCGTAAGGCTTTTCAACTTCTGATTTTGTGCCTCTCTTTACATCACAAATACCTCTGAAATGAACAATGTGTGCGCACTGATTGGCTTGATCGAAATCATGATCACAAAACTCAATTAGGCAATTGATTACATGTTGAAAGCTATTATGATCGTCGTTGTGTAGATAAAGAACATACCCAGAAGAATAAATCTGGTCTAATTTTTCTTCGGTTTTATCTTTGGTGATTGTTTTGGACATAGTAGTTATTTTTTTGTGTAAAGATAAGGAATTTTTTTTATATATAAAATCATGACAGATCAAAATATTTCATCAAAAGATACAACTTGGAAGATACATGTTATCTACCTGTTTGTTGTAGTATGTCTAGGTGGTTGGATAGTCTATACACACCTAAAACCAAAAGAAACAAATCCCGAAAACGTTAAACTTCTCGAAGAGATTGCAAAAATAGGAGCTGTAAGAGATTCTCTTCTCGAGGAAAGGACCGGTCTAAGGACTAGAATTTCAGATATAGAATCAGAAATTGAGAAAAAAGAACTTGAAATCAAATTAGTTAAGCAGAAAGTTGCTAATCTAGAGAGCAAAGTAACTACCGCTAATAATGAACTAAAAAAGTCGGATCAAAGAGTATCTGAAGTAAAATCACAAATAGAAAATTTAGAAAAAAATATACCTCTCAAAGAAGGAGACGATCTTCTTAACTCATTAAAAAATAAATACAAATGAAAAAAATATTATTATCCGCACTTGTAAGTTTTTTATTCTTTTCTACTTCAGTAGCGCAGACCACAGAAGAAACTTTCCCACAACTCTACAAACAAGGTGGAAGTGTTGTTGGTATTGTCTTTTCTGTTAAACAAGCTCAACAGATAGATAGAGATAGAGAACTATTAGAACTACTAAAAACACTAACCTCAGAGCTAGAAACCAACAAAGTAGCTAGTCTAGAAGTTATAAATGTTCAAAAACAAACTATTGAAGCAAAAGATGATCAAATAAAACTTCTCGAAGGTGAAATACTTGATTATAAGATTAATATCAAAACAAGAGATTCTTTAGAAATCAATCTGGAGAGTGATGTAAAACTTTGTGATGAACAATCAAAGAAAAAAGATCAGATTATCTCAAATAAAAATGATGAGATAAAAAAATTAAAAGGTCATCGTTTACTGCTCGGATCTACAACTTTGTTATTCCTAGTAGTATCGATAATTTTCTAAAAAAGTGATTTTTTAAAAATAATATATAAACAAAAAAAAACGAACAATTTATGAAAAGTTATGTAGCTAGATTTAATTCTTATCAAAAACAAAAAAGAAGAGAAGATATCATCAATGAGTCAGTTCTTCAAGTAAATGATATTTATAAGGTAAGAACTATGGTTGATATTCCACAAAGTCTCATCAACGCATATGTTAAAAAAGTTAAGGATGTCACTGGTAATAATCTTAGACAGTTTTTCGGTGATGTAGATATCGCTGAAGAAATAATCAAGCATATAAATCTTAATTATTTGGATGCTGATAAAATTCCAGCGAATGCTTTAATGGGTGGTCCATCACAGACACAGCGTCAGGCTCAGGGACAAGGTCAAGGACAAGCTCAACCACAAGGACAAGCTCAACCACAAGATCAGGATCAACCACAGGGACAGGCTCAAGGTCAAGAACAGGCTCAAGGTCAAGGACAGGATCAAGGTCAAGGACAGGATCAAGGTCAAGGACAGGCTCAAGGTCAAGGACAGGCTCAAGGCCAAGTTCAAACACAAGTTCAAGGACAAGGTGAGCCTGAAGATGAAGATTTTGAAGATTTAGAAGATGAAGAACCAACTGGTGAAGAAAAAAGAGAAAGAGAAGAAGATACCGAGGAACTTCCATAAAGAAAAAAAAAATAGAAAAATCACCTCACTTTTTTTAAGTGGGGTTTTTTTCTGCCCTAAATATTTCAATATATAGAAATATGATGATAAAAACCTTTGAGAAGTTTAGACACCAAGACATACTCATAATTGTAGATGTTCAAAAAAGTTTTCGTAAATTTTTTACAGAGATGTATATAAACGAGTTGAAGAAATATTGCAAAGAATTCGATAAGGTCTATTACATTTTTGATAATCATGTTGATGGAAAGAATGTAGATCAAGATTATCTCTACGATCGAAATGCTCAAGTCGAAGGTCATCCTGATCTGTATGAATTTCCAAATATGGAGGATATGATTGAAAAAAGATACAACTATGATGTTGATGTCGAATTTTTTAAGGAAATTTTAACACATAAAACCTATCAACAAATTAAAAAATTAGAATCAAGAAAAAAATTAAGACGAGGTGATTATTTTAGAACAAAAGAAAACACAATTTTAGTCTATATCGGAAATAATCATAAGTGGTTTCATTGCCCAAAGAAACTCTACGAAGTTTTGATAGAAAACACACAGAACACGATTACCATAGTGGGTGGAAGTGATAAAGAATGTCTAGAAGATGTTTTTATTACCGCCTCTGCGCTAGGTGTCGAGATGAAAAGAAATTGGAAGTATATCTACTCGGGATCTCACTGTCCTTTATAAATAAATCTTATAGATGAGAAATATACTTGATTTTTATATACTTTTTCCGGGTCATCCACGATACGAGAATGCTAATTTAATAGAGGATGATCTTATAAGAATTATTATTCAAAAATACGAGATGATCATTTTTACAATTAAGGGTGATGTACTCGGAGATCCTGATTTCGGAGCTTCTCTAGAGCAACTACTTCATCAAACATTAGTGTCGGGAGAAGCAGTTGAAGAAGATATAAGATCACAAATACAAACCTACATTCCTGAAATTGCAGATAAAAACTATTCGCTCAGAGTTCGATTTTTAGAAGATCCCGAAGATTTTAGAGAGATGATGTTTATTTATTTTCAAATAGCCGATTTTGAAGTATATTCAATCTTTGGAGAAAGATCTATGCAAAGCTAACTTCACGCATACGACCTATATAGGCAACCGCTACGACAAGTGGATCTGATGATGTTGGTAGAAGTCTCTGAGATTCACTTAATATCCAGTTGTATTTAAATAATTTTTCTGAATCTAGTTTTTTGTTGTCCAAATGCCAAAGGATAAAACCTTGGCCCCAAAGATCTAAAAACTCCACAACTCTATCAGCTCCAAATTTATCTGAAATGAAAAAGTAAATCTTCTCATAATCCATAGACCTATCATAAATAAGATTGTAACATTCTAGAAGAACTTCATTTGATAGATTTTGCGAACTCCAAGTTGGTTGGCCTGATTTTTTAAAGTATTCCAACTCTACAAGTATTGAACGAAAATCGGGAAACTTTCTTTTAATAAGCGAAATTAAATCATCTTTGGTCATCGTTAAACCTTCAGAAGGTAAGATGTGATCTGATATCTTCTTGAACATATCAATTTTAAGAGCTCTTTCTTCTTGAATATTTTGACACTCTAAATCAATTTGAATAAAACGACTACGAATACCTTCAGATATTTTACTCAAATGGTTAGTTGATAGTATAAAACGAACATTTTTTGTTGAATAGTCTTCGATGTAGGCCTTGAGCGCGTCTTGATATTGGATAGAAGTTCTATCGAACTCATCTAGAAAAACATATTTAATAGTATTTGCTGAGAAATCTTCCGCCTCGAAGTCAAGGAATACTTTTGAACAAAACTCATCAATTTTTCCTCGAAGAATATCGATAGAGGTATAGAAAGAAGAGTTTATCTCGATATGTGGTGAAGATTTTGAGTATTTACCAATAAGTATTCTAGCTAGAGATGTTTTACCTATGCCGTAGTGACCATGAAGAATGATATTTTGAGTAAGACCTTGACTAAAATAATCTCTTACTCTTTTTGGAAGTATAAGATCATCAAGAGTTTTAGGTCTCCATTTATCAGAAATAAGAAGTAGTTTATCCATACTGGGCCAGTTATATGTAAAGATTTTTTGATTGTTTTCAAGAAAGATAGAAAAACAAATATATAGAATAATATGATAGGAAACAAATTTAATTTCGATGATGTGTATTTCAGAGATTTAACCGTTTGTCTTTTAGATTTACTTGAAGGTAAACTTAAATGGATAAATCGGTTTTCTGATGAGGATAGACAAGTTGAGGTACCTATGTATTATTCTCTTACCGGTGATGAAAGATACCTACTTGATTCATTTTCCGATGATGTAGTATCTAACAATCGTCTTGTTGAGATAAACACCGATATTATACCTAGAGGTCATATCACATTAAAATCTTGGCAAATAAAATCTGATGAATTTGCAAATCCGAATGTTTGGCTTAAAACTATCGTTGAAAACGAAAGTGAAATCAAAACGATGCTATCAAAAGTAAGAGCTATACCTATTCAAGCAACGTATGATCTTTCAATCAAGGTTAAAAATGAAATTGATGTATTCAAATGCTCACAAGCTATTATGAATACTCTTTGGCTCTATCGGTATATGTATTTCGAGTATAACTATATGAACATCGATGCTGTAGTTATGGTTCCAGATACAGAACAAGTAACCATTTCAAGAGAGAAGAACTTAACTTCAGATAATACAATAAAAATTGATATTACTCTAGATGTTCATTCTTACTATCCAGCATTCATGGAAAATTTAGAAGATTATAACTCAGCTGTTCTATCAAAATGGAGAGGAAATCTATATACCACAGTAAGTAAAACAAACAACTACCTGAAGATCAGGTTGTTGTTTGATACACTTAAAAATTCAAATCAAACAACAACCTGATACAAAAAATATAATTTAAAAAAGATAAAAAAACACACTTTTTAAATAATATATATAGTTTAAAAAAAAACAACATTTTTTAATATGAAGAACTTGAAATTAGAATTATTTAACTTTGTAAGAAGTTTAAATTTAGATCAAGAAGAAATATCTACTATTGTAAATTCCCATATGGGTGCCCTTGGTAGAGTATCTGAAAAACAGGTAATTTCTTCCTTGAATGAATCATTGAAAATTCACACCTATGACAAATCAGTTAGGAATTTACTTGAATCTCTCAATGATGACGTAGCTAATCATAGCCTTATTTATGAACTGAAACACCTCTATAATGTTCTTAATTCTAAGAATCAAGGTGAGCTTTACAGACAACCCATCAATGTTGTTCTTGAAGTTATCAACATGGAAGCAGATCAGGATAGATTGGGTAAAATCGTTAACGAACTCGCTATTTATGATTGGGTTCCAGAAATTAAATTATTTGTTCATAATCTCACCAAATCACCAGAACAAAGATCAAATCTTCTATCTGGTGGTAGTTCAGAAAGTATTTATACTATCGTAGAACAAGTAGAAGGTGGTTATTGTGCTTATATCAATGGTAGTTGGTTTCTACTCACCGAGGGTGGCGTCGAAAAAACACTTCTTGAAAATTGGATTAAAAACGACGAAGATCTTAGAGTTTTAAGAAATATTGAAACCGGTCTTAGATATTCAATGATTCACGAAGATAGAATTAACTTCAGAATTTCTGAAAATTTAACTATTGGTCTTTCGGTAGCTAATGAAGGTCTTATCTATATCAATGATGATAAAATGAACAAAGAAACCACTCTTGAGACCTTATTCCAATCACCTATTATTCCTATTGCTAACAAAAACTTTTATCCTATTCTATTAGAAACTCAAAAGAATATTGATAAGTTTGTTGAACTTGATGTAGTAAAAAGAGTTACTAATTTAGTTAACCCATATTTAGAATGCTTCGTATTCAACTACAAAGCAGGCAACTATGTATATCGTTGCGATCAAAGATACGGCAATTCATTCTATAAATACGACACGGCACTTGAACTTGTAAATGAAATCAAAAATGAATTAAATAGTGATCTTACCTATTTCTTTGAAAATAAACTAGATAAAGAAATCGTAAAAAACAGAAGATTAGAAGATAAAGAAAGAGAAATAACCCTAAAACTTGAAGATGTAAATATAAATCTATCAAAAATTAATAATTCACTTAGAGTTACCGGAGAATCCAAAGTTCTTTTAGAGGCTCGTAAAAATCTTTCTAAAAGAAAAGAACATTTAGAAGAAGAGCTGATGGCAGTTAAAGAAGTAAAGAGTTCAAATAAGTATAGAATGTAAAAATAAAGTTCGGAAAGATGTAAAAACCTCTATATAACATAGAGGTTTTTACTTTTTTAAAGAAAAAATAAAAACTTTTAACAAATTATACAATAAAAAAAATTAAAACCTGTGTATCTTCATAATAAAGATCTTTACATGGAGATAATCGTCTCCAAAGCAACCGGAAAACTTACCAATAAATCAAAACTTATGCTAGAGATTTTAGCAAAAAGAACGATTAAAAAAATGAGATATAGAAGTAACGACGATAAACTTGATTGTTATCAATCTGGTATACTTGATATGTTCTCTAATTGGTATAATTTTAACGAGGAAAAATCAGATAATGCCTTCGCCTACTTCACTGAAATATTTAAAAGAGGTATAGCTCGTGGATATAACGACTTATACAAGAAAAAAGGTGATAATGATCATCAAATCAGACTTATTTCCATAGAATCATCCAATGATGGACAAGGCCTTCATTCTATCTAAGAAAAAAAACAATACTATGAATAAAGTATCACTTCGTAAAAAAATACAACTTTATCTTACTTATAGAAAAACTTTAGAAAAAAATAGAGAGAATCTATTTCAGAATTTTACTAGTCGTATTGATAAAGTCTATAGAATTTATACGGTAATTAATCTTCCAAAAGAAGAACTGGACGAGCCCTATAATTTCAGAAAAAGAGATTTAGATATTTTTGCAGAAAAATACATTCGTGATTATTCACAAAATATAGCTAAGTATCTTAATAGTTTAGGTTTGAATGAGCTTTATGATATTTATGAAGTAAAAAAAGTAGATAAATTTTCTTATCTTATTGTTATTGGATATAAATTATTTAATACCGATAAACTCGCAAGAACTTTTTGGCTGAAAGTATTGCCCTGGACATCGGGAATTGTAACATTAGGTCTAGTTATTTTAAAACTTCTTTTGTAGGCTAGATATAAGTTACAAACAATTAAAAAATGTCAAAATATTATAATCTTTCACAAGACTCCATTAACCTATTCAACCAGATTTTTGATACGAAAGCTTTTCCACTAGGAATTAACTTTGCATTTATCGGTCATGAAGAGCAAAAAGAACTTATTAAAATCACAAAAGTTCCTGATCAGTATAACTTTCTACTTCAAAATGAACTTCTTGTTTGTATGAACGAAGAACTTCTTACAAAATTTGACCAGGAGAGTATTACTATTCTTATTGAACAGGAACTCGATAAAATCAGTATTAATTTAGATACTGGTAAAATCAAGTTTGTAAAACCTAATCTTTCTACTTTTACTTCACTTATATCGAAATACGGTCTAGAAAAAGTAGGCAGAGCAAATCAAATTGAAGATTTATACAACGAACAACAACTCGACACTGAACAAGGATTCGTAGAACAAAAAAAACCACATTATGGAAAACGAAAATAAAAAACTCATTGAAACCGCTACGGTAAAACCAAAACTTACAATATTCGAAAATGAAACCGAATATAGACTTCTTGATCTAGAGGATGAAGTTCATATGGACAGACTTATAGGTCAAATAGAAGACTATATGAAAAACAACAACGGATATGGTGAAAGTGATAACACAAAAGATGTACTTTACGCCGATGCGCAAGGGCTGTGGAATGAATATGCTAAAATCTTAAGAGATGTAAGATTTACTTTTTATATCAACAGAAAGCAGTATCAATACCTCACCGAACTTCTTCGTGATAAACTCGAATACGATGTAAACACAGTTTTTATCGCTATAGAACTTACCGATATGCTTGGAACTTGGGTATCTGAAGGCTCAAACAAAGATGATACTTCAGTAAAAGGTTATAGAGCTAACGCTACTGAGATGACCTATATGTATCACCTTATATCAAAACATAAAGTTAAAGGTCTTGGATATTCTACGTATATTTTCGCAGATATCTTAAGAAGAATTGGTGAAATCTCAAAGATTATTAATTATTATGATAATCACGCTAAACAACTCTCAAGTGATATCCAAAAATGGGTTGCGTCTTGGGAAGATCCAGAAACCGGTGATGAGGTGGCACCAACCGAAGCTCAAGAAGCTTAAAAAACTATTCGTTTTACTAAACTGAAAACACACCTACTGGTGTGTTTTTTTTATAGGCAGTAATTTACTGACATAATCGATCCATTCGTATTGATCTGGAATGGTTTCAGGGGACCTTGACCCTGAGCACTCAGTGCGATCCATTTTGTCCCGCCATTTGTGGGTTGAGTTAAACCGATGTTGTCATAAATAATATCACCATTTATGAGTGAATTAATTGATTTGGTACTATAGTAGGCTCTTGTGGGTTGGTATGTGAGGCAAGCACCCGCATAGTTGATAGCATCAGGTGTAGACCTTCCCATGAACATGAACAGAGTTTGAGTTGAGGTTGGTGTTTTTGTTGGAGTAACTGTTGGTGTTTTTGTGGGTGTCCGAGTTGGTGTTTTCGATGGTGTGGGTGATGGAATACATACATTACCACAGATACCAACATTCGGAGAAACAATACCCGAACCACCAGAAATCCAAGTTATTTCTCCGGAAGCTATACATTCTGTTTCGATAACAGAATCCGATAGAACTGCAAAACTTGTTATTATATCACCGTTACAATTCAAATAGGAATAGTATCCTGTAGCCACTCCTGTTTGATCAATAGTGTAAGTTACACATAATTTGCATGATAAACTAGGTGTGACTGTAGGTGTTATTGTTGGTGTAGATGTACCAGTTGGTGTGACTGTAGGTGTTATTGTTGGTGTAGATGTACCAGTTGGTGTGACTGTAGGTGTTATTGTTGGTGTAGATGTACCAGTTGGTGTTATAGTATTTGTTGGTGTTTGTGTTGGTGTTTGAGTTGAAGAAGCATTCGGTGTTCCTGTCAATGTTGGTGTTAGAGTATTTGTTGGTGTTTGTGTTGGTGTCCGGGTATTAGATGGGGTGAGTGTTATTGTCTGTGTGTTGGTAGGAGTTAGTGTTTGAGTATTTGTAGGTGTTTGAGTATTTGTGGATGTTGGTGTGGGTGTAATAGTTGGTGTAATTGTGGGTGAAGCTCCAGGTGTACCTGTAACTGTTGGTGTTGATGTATTTGTAGAAGTTAGAGTAGGGGTTGGTGTAACAGTTGGTGTCGAATCCGGTGAAGCACCCGGTGTTTTTGTAGGTGTTGTAGAAGGTGTTACAGTTGGTGTTTGTGTGACAGTCGATGTTGGTGTTGGTGTTAGAATATAATCAGATACTAAAACCGTGTAATCACATCCATCACAGTTGAAAATATAAGTTCCGTTCAGCTCATCTGTACCTCTCCCATATAAAACCGGATTAAAAGTCCACGGAAAACTAAAAGTAGAGGTAATATTAAGAACTCCACCTCCACTTGGAAAAATAAGTTGTAAAGTGCAGTTGGTAAGCGGACTAGCCTCAAATGTTACTGTAGCCATATATAGACTATATATCTAAAAGTGAGTTATCAATCTCTAAATATTCAAGAAAGTTTAATCAGTTTTATCTTGAGATCACCAGAACCTTTGATTACTCGGTGATAAACTCCTTGTGGTATGAAAATTTGACCGGATATTTTTCGTGGAAGTTCGTTATCTATCTGTATCATCCAATCTGTGGGCTCTAATGATTCTATTATTCTGTCTTCCAGATCTCGGTGCCAAACATAATCTCCAGAATCAGTATGTTGATCGAAAATACGTATGAATGTATTGTTTTCTATTAATTTTTCATCAAAAGGTAGTTTCATAATATTTTTTTATAATTTAAAATGAA